GGATCCGTTCCGCCCGTCAGAGAACGTCAAGGTTTCCATGAGTAACTACATGGTCTTTGACGTCCCTCCGGCGGGTTTCACGGCCGTCGAGCAGCTGGCAGTGTATACGGGATTCAAAACCCTGTTCTCTGCCACTTCGGACGCGATGATCGTGAAGCTTCTGGGAGGGGAATCGTAGAGTGCATTTTGGCAATGACGCATTTGAAGCGCCGGTCGCCAAGGCACTTGCGACTTCCGTCTGGAAGCTCCCGGTCTCATGTCACAAGGTCCAACTCCACATCGACAGCCTCGTGAAGACGGAGCTGTTGGTGGAGGTCGTCCTCTCGATGAGCGAGACCACGGGCCCGCAAGGGCTCGAAGGTCCCATTCAGGAGGGAGACGCCGCGGAGATCACGATCCACGTACTACTTTCGGAAAAAGTTTCCTTGTAGTAGTCGTGGCAGTGCTCAACGCGCTGTACCTCGTAGGTGAACTTCTTTTGCAGGGCAGTTCGCTCTGCAACTGAAGTTGTGAGTTAGCATCGTAGCGAGGAGGAAATGCCTCGCTACCTTGTTAGCTGTTGACGCCATAGCTATGGATTGCCCACCTCTGATAAGGAGGGAGCATGAAAAGCCTGACGTCACTCTGGTCCTGTACGGCACAAGAAATGGCCGTACGATGCCATACTAGCGCCACTCGCGACATAAAAACTGTCGTGAGTCGGACTGAACACGAGGGGATATCGTTTTTGGCGATATCCCTGGCGAACTTTGGGAAAGCTACCGAAAAGTGGCTTGACCAAGGTTTCGTCGTCCCTTCGGACGTGCCTGGCTTCGCAAGAGGCTCAGGTCGTCTTATTGGTCTCCCGACATTTCTGTCGGGTTATCTTGGACGTGTGTTCGATCCTTGTAGTGGCGTGTTGATGGACTATCCTGACATCGAAGCAATCTATGCTGTTCGTCAGCTTACGTTGATGTTCAGCAAGATCCGTTTCCCCGAGGCCTCCAGTGATGGAAAGCCTCTTCGGGTTGTTACTCCCGAACGTGAGAGACGGGCGATGTCGGAATATGTTCGTTGTGAGCAGGAGGTCAGATTCTCTGACAGTATTCTCGATGAGTCCTATATGGACGATTTTCATCGAATGTCAGAGGTGCTTTTTGGTCCAGTCTTCAGATCTATGGAAAGAATCCTTTCTTTCCAGAAGCTGGTACCAAAGCACGGTCCGGGCGCTGTTGCTGATCGGCTTAGCAGTAATACTAAGTTCAATCAGCATACCTGGACCACTCGTCTTCAGCATATTTTCAATGCTGATGACTACCTCATTTCGAGTCCGATCATTTCGACGGACATCGACCAGAAACGGTTTTATTCCGTTTCTGCTACTGAGAGATGTTTTAGTCTCTCGGTAAAGAGGATTGACCTTCTCGAACCCGACATGGAAGTGCCCGTTAGGGTTATTTCCGTGCCTAAAACGCTCGATACTCCCCGTATCATTGCGATTGAGCCGACTTGTATGCAGTATATGCAACAAGCTCTCTTTGCTTTGATCCGGGATGGACTCAAGAGGGATGACTTCCTCTCGTCCGTTATCGGAATCGACGATCAGGACCCTAATCGGGAACTGGCTCGTCGTGGATCCCTCAGCGGGGATCTGGCTACACTCGATTTGAGTGAGGCCTCTGATCGCGTATCTAATCAGCATGTACTAGCCTTGTTTGCTGGGTATCCTCTTTTGCTAGAGGGTGTTCAAGCAACTCGGTCTAGAAAGGCTGATGTGCCTGGCCACTGTGTTATCCGTTTGGCCAAGTTCGCGTCTATGGGTTCAGCCCTCTGCTTTCCGGTCGAGGCCATGGTCTTTTTGACCGTGATCTTTCTCGGAATTGAGGAGGAGCTCAACATGCCGCTTTCCCGGGAAGCTTGTGAAAGCTATCTCGGGCAGGTGCGTGTCTTTGGGGATGATCTGATTGTCCCCAGAGATTGTGTACTATCCGTCGTTGACAAACTGAGTGTTTTTGGACACTCGGTCAATGCCAGCAAGTCATACTGGGCCGGAAGGTTCCGGGAGTCTTGCGGACGGGAATACTATGACGGCCAAGACGTTAGCATAGTCAAGGTCCGTCAGTTGTTCCCGACGCGACGGCAGGACGCGACTGGAGTAATTGCTACGGTAGCTTTCCGTAACCAGCTCTATTGGGCTGGTCTCTGGAAGTCCGTGTCATGGTTGGATTCCTATTTGGAGAGAATTTTGAGGTTCTTTCCGAATGTGGCCCCAACCTCACCAGTGTTGGGCAGGGAGTCAGCGTTGGGTTATCAATTCCAAACGCTGGATCCATACATGCACAGCCCTCTTGTCAAGGGCTATTACGTGTATGCCAAACCTCCGTCTGATCCTTTGACGGGGGATGGTGCCCTACTCAAGTGTCTCTTGCGTCACGAGAAACTACCATCAGACATTTTGTCTGTGAAAGCCCCTCGGATGTCTATCGGTGTTGCGAACACTGATGATGAGCACTTGGAGCGTACTGGACGCCCCGAGCACGTCGGCATCAAGCTCGGGAGGAGGTCACCGTTTTAATTTGGTGGCCGGGGGGATAGAACCCCCTGCGGGAGATCGAAAGATCTTCTCCTCCGCAAC